AGCGCCGAAATACCCCCAAAGGCCTCACCGTTACGAGTGGGTGGTCAGGAGACAAAAATGAGTGATACAGAACAACTGGCAAAGAAAGCCGCGAAAGAGGAAAAGCGCCTACGGAATACACTAAAAACCGCAGACGTGAGCGAGCAACGAATAGAGATTTTGAAGCCGGTCATCCAGAACGTCGCATGGATGAAAGTACGGCTCGATGACACGCGAGAAGTGATTAAAACATCACAGGTCGTGATCCCTTACGACAACGGAGGAGGACAAAAAGGCCTCCGCGAAAATCCGCTGTTTAAAGGTTACGAAGGGCTGTGGAAATCATACATGGCCGGCATGAATCGCATCATTGAGGCGCTGCCGGCCGAGACACAGGTCATCGAAGAAGAAGAACGGCCGCAGACCGTGCTATCGCTTTTGAGAGCGAAGCACGAGAAAGAGGCATGAAAGGGAGTCAAGAACCGCGCATAAAAATAGAACCGCAACGTGCAGCGACGGACGGAACGGACGCGGCGCGGTTAATGGAGGCATATGGCCTCCCTTTGGACGCTTGGCAGAAAGAGGTCGTCGAATGCTGGCTCGGCCGAGACGGAGCCGGAAAGTACAACGTCACGTCTGCCGGTCTTGCATTGCCGAGACAGAACGGCAAAAACGTCTGCCTCGAAGCGCGCGAGTTTTACGGCCTTGTCATAAACGGCGAGAAAATCCTGCATACAGCGCACCAAGTACGGACATCAAAAAAGAGCTTTCGACGGCTCGCGGCGATGTTCACAGACAAGCGGCACCCGGAGATAACGGACATCGTCAAAAATATCCGTTACACGAACGGCGAGGAATGCATCGAGCTCGACAACGGGGGCTCGATTGAATACTCGGCCAGATCTCGGCAGGCGGCTCGTGGCTTTGATGGGATCTCGCTCGTCGTTTACGACGAAGCGCAGGAGCTGACCGACGATCAGGTGGAAGCGATCATGGCGACGCTTTCCGCGTCGGCGACCGGAACGCGGCAAATTATTTACACCGGAACGCCACCATACCCCGGCTGCCCCGGCGAGGTTTTCAGGCGCCGCAGAACGATATGCACCGTCGACGCAGGGCCGTTTGATGCGTGGCACGAATGGAGTGTCAGCGGAGACAGCGTCGAAGAAATCAACATAGACGACAAGACGCTCTGGTACATGGCAAACCCAGCGCTCGGAATACGGCTGTCCGAGGATTTCACAGCCGAGGAACGACGGACGATGAGCAAGGACGGTTTCGCACGAGAACGCCTCGGATGGTGGGCGCCGACGCTGACGGAGCGCACCGACTACGCGATTCCAGCGGATGTATGGGATGCCTGCAAATCCGAAGAACAGAAACCGGAAGGAAAGACGGCATACGCTGTTAAATTCAGCGCAGACGGCAGCGAGGTCTGCCTTTGCGGCGCGGTCATTCCGAAGAACGGCCCTGCGCGCGTTTCGCTTATCAAGCGAGAACCGACAGGCCGAGGAACGCAATGGCTCGCGAACTGGTTAAACGAGCGCAACGGCAAAGCGAGCTGCGTCGTTATTGACGGCAGAAACGGAGTCGACGTGCTCGTCGACAAGATCTCGGATACATGGCGCGCAAAAGACAGCGTCATCCGACCGAGGTCACGAGACGTGATAGCAGCGGCCGGCCTTTTACTGGACGCGCTCGCGGAGAAATCCGTCTCGTGGTTTTACGGACAGGAAGCGCTGCGAGACAGCGCGATCACATCGACAAAACGGCCGCTCGCCGGAGGCTGGGCATTCGGAGGCGACAACGCGGCACCGATTGAAGCAGCAGCGCTCGCGCTGTGGGGAGCGAAAACATCAAAGCGAGATCCCACAAAAACGATGCGGATCGGATAAGGAGACAAAATGTACATCGACATCGACACGCGAAAAATCGCCGGCCTCACGGACGCAGAAAGAGCAGATATTAACAAGCTGATGGTTATCTTCGAAGATCACCGGAGCGCGAACGCGCAGAAGGAACGCTACTATGAAGGCAAGATCGGTCTCGGCGAAGTAAACCTCGGTATCGCCCTCCCGGAAGGCCTGCGAGGATTGGAGATCGGCTGCGCATGGGGGGCAAAGACCGTCGACGTGCTGGCGGCGAGGTCAATGTTTGACGGTTTCGTCGGAATGGACGGCGAGGACGTCGAGGAGCTGGACAAGCTCGTTCTTGCAAATGATCTCCTCGCGGAATATATGAAAGCAGCCAGAGATGAGCTGAAATTTGGATGCGTCTTTGCTACGCTTTCCGCAGACGCGAAAATAGGATGCAAGATCCGGTTTCATTCACCGCGCACGGCTTCCGCGCGCTGGGATGGGGAAAAAGGACGCATCGCCTCTGGCCTTGCCATTATCGATACGGCGCCGGAAGAAAAAGAACCGCACGAGCTCCGACCTTCTGTCGTTAACTACTACAACGATGCTGTAGTGATTGTCCTGCAGAGATCAGGAGACGAATGGACAGCACAGCGCCATCCGCACCCGATGGGCAGACCGCTGATGGAGCCGCTCATCTGGAATGCTACCAGCTGTAAACCGTTTGGCAGATCCAGAATCAAAGAACCAGTACGGCGCCTCATTCAGGGATACGTCCGGACAATCGCAAACGCGACGATCGGACTTGAATTTTCCACGTCGCCGCAGAAGTATCTGCTCGGCATCACGGACGAACAATACGACGCGGTCGTCAATCAGAAATTCAAGCAGTACGTCGGGAACATCCTCGCCAGCACGGTGAACCCGGAGACAGGAGAAAAGCCGACATTCGGACAGCTCCAGCAAGGCAACATCGCGCCGCACGTCGAGATGGTGCGTCTGCTTGCTACGCAATTCTCCGCAGCGACCGGCCTGACGGTTTCCGACGTCGGAGTCGTGAACGACGCGAATCCGACCAGCTCTGACGCGATCCTCGCGCAAAGCCAGACGCTCGTCGGCATGGCCGAGCAGCTCAACGCCGGCAACGGAAACAGCCTCCGCACGATCGCGCTCATGGCGCTCGCGATTACCGAGAAAAAGACAATCGATACGCTCACAGATGAGCAAAAGGACATCGTCGCGCATTTCAAAAATCCTGCGATGCCGAGTGTCGCCGTTACCGCTGACGCGGCTATCAAGATCGCATCGGCCCGGCCCGGCTTTGCACAGACGGACGTATTCGCCGAAATGCTCGGTTTTTCAAAAGCCGACATCCGGAGGATCAAAGCGCAGGAGCAGAGAGCGCGCGGCCTTAACGTGCTGCAGGAGCTCGAAATCGAATGAAAATAACACGCCGGATCTGGGATAAATATATCGAAGATCTGCGCAGGATCAACGACACAGCCGCGAGTAAAGTAATCGCCTTCTTTGAAGGCCGGACATGGGCGAGCACGGCAGGCCCGCTGACGGAGCAAAACTACCAGACGCTCATCGATTACTGCTATGCGATTACGCAGAAGTACGGAGAAGCGGCAGCGGAGCTGACCGCGCAGATGTACGACGCTGTAGCGATTGCAGAGCGCAAGACCGTCGAGCCGGCCTTCCCTGCTGAACCGGCCAACTATGCCGAGGTCAGAAAGGCCGTCATCGGCACGCTTGAAACCAGCGAGAACGCGGAGGTGCTCGGCGCCTCCGTTTCTCGTCTCGTCAAGATGAGCGGAGTCGAGACGACGATGCAGAACGCGATCCGCGATAAAGCAGAGTGGGCATGGATACCAACAGGTTTTACCTGCCCGTACTGCATCATGCTCGCCTCGCGCGGATGGAAGGCAGCGTCGAAGGACGCGCTCAACGGAGGACATCCGGAGCACATCCACGCGAACTGCGACTGTACATATGCCGTGCGCTTTGACGAAAGCTCGGACGTCACCGGATACCGACCGGAGGAATACCGAGAAATGTACGAAAGCGCCGACGGACGGACAGGCAGGCAAAAACTTAACTCCATGCGGCGCGAGTTTTACGCGCGAAACAAAGAGGTCATCAACGAGCAGAAGCGCGACGCTTACGCGAAAAGGAAGGAACTGAACGCGCCGGAGGCTGAGGAGACGAACGTCGGCTGATAAGCTCGAGGAGGAAAGACGATGCCGAAATACATGATACACGCCTGCCCGGAGCGAATGTGGTATGTCGAGGAATTCCTGATTCCGTCGATGCTTGAGCAGAACATACCAGCAAGCGACATCACGGTCTGGAACGACACGGATAAAAGAGGAAATCTCGAAGCCTGCATCGCAGCCTTTGAAAGCTGCACGAGCGAAGGAGGAACGTGGCATCTGCAAGACGACGTCGTCATCTGCTCGGATTTTGCGAAACGAACGGAGGAGCACGACAGCGGCGTCGTTTATGGGTTTTGCAACCGCTGGTTCAAAGACGATCTCACAATGACCGGCACCGTTTATGCCGAGGATATGTGGCACAGTTTCCAATGCGTCCGAATTCCGAACGAATACGATCGCGAAGCGGCGGCATGGTTCAGGAGCGGCGCTTCGGATCTTTCTGCGGAGGCGGCTATCTGCCGAAAAATCAATAAAGGCGATGATACGATCTTCCGCGAGTTTTTCCTTCAGAATCATGGCCGAGAAACAGTATTCAATCTCGCGCCGAACTTGGTCAATCATATCGATTACATGATCGGCGGCCCCGTCGTCAACAGATGGCGCGGATACGATACCGAAAGCGAGATGTGGGAGGACAGAAGCATCCTCGAAAAGCTCAAAACAAAGTTAAAAGAGCGCGGTCATTGAGAGCAGCGCTTTTTTATAAATTAAGGCCGGAAAGCCGTAAAACTATCAAGACAAGAGAGGCAACCTCGTAAAAAGCGTAGTCGAAAAGGAGACAGAAATGAAACGCACAGACATCACCGAACTGTTCCCGGAAGCAAGCGCGGAACAAATCGACAAGTTGATGGATCTGAACGGTCAGGACATCAACAAGGCAAAAGGCGAGCTCGACACTCTCAAAGGGCAGCTGTCGTCAGCGCAGGAGGAGATCACGAAGATCAAGGCCAGCGTGAAACCGGACACGCTCGACGAAGTGACGGCACGCGCAAATGCTCTGCAAGCGGAACTGGACAGCATGAAACGCGCAGAAGAACTGCGCACGATGCGCGCAAAGGTTTCCAGCGAGCACAACGTACCAGCGGAACTGCTGACCGGGGAGACCGAGGAGGCCTGTGCAGAACAGGCAAAAGCGATCCTCGCGTTTGCCAAATCCTCCGGCTATCCGAGCATTCGAGACGGAGGAGAAATCCATACGCCGCCCACAACGCAGACGCGTGATAAATTCGCTGCGTGGGCGAAAGAAAATCTATAACAGAAGGAGACTACTACAATGGCTGGTATTCCCACCAACAGAACCAACATCACCCTGCCTGCGGAAGTATCGCAGGAAATCATGCAGAAGATGCGCGACGAGAGCGCCATCATGCGTCTCGCTCGCAACGTCGCCCTCCCCGGCCGCGGTCTTTCCATTCCGGTTATTACCGGCGATCCTGACGCCGCATGGGTAGCCGAGACCGGAGCTAAACCCGTGAGCAATCCCACGCTCTCCACCAAATTGATGCAGGCCTACAAATTGGCCGTCATCGTGCCTTTCTCTGACGAATTCCGTCGTGACGCTGCTGCGCTTTACGACGCGATCGTCGCCCGTCTCCCCGGCGCTCTCGCCCTCAAGTTTGACCAGACCGTCGTCGGCGCTGTTGACAAACCCGGCGAGAATTTCGATAACTTCGCAAACTGCACCGCGCAGAGCATCATCAAGGCCGAAGGCCACACCGCGTATGACGGTCTTGTGGGCGCTTATGCCGACATCGCCGAGCACAGCGGCATTCTGAACGCCTTCGCACTCTCCCCTGCAGCCGAAGGCGTCCTCCTCGGAGCCGTCGACAGCACCGGACGTCCTCTGTTCATCAACAGCGCAGCTGACGGAGCGATCCCTCGCATCCTCGGCGCTTCCGTCGCCACCGGCCGCGGAGTTTACAAAGCTGGCGTCGCGCCTGTCGGCACCGGAGCCGGCACTCCTGCCATTGTCGGCATCGCCGGCGATTGGACGCAGGCCATGTTCGGAACGGTCGAAGGCGTGCAGATCCGCTTCGCTGACCAGACCGGCCTCACTATCAACAGCACGCAGGTCAACCTGTGGGAGCATAATATGTTTGCTGTCCGCGCCGAGATTGAAGTCGGTTTCCGCGCTGACACCAACTGCTTCAATCTCCTCACCGGCGCCGTGCCGCAGGCCTAATGGTTAAATTCATCAACAAAGCGACCGGCAACGTCATGTACGTCCACGAGACGCGCGTAGACGAATATATCGCGGCAGGGCATAAACGCGCCCTGCCGCCTCCTCTCCCGGAGACGCCGGCCAAGACGGAGAAGAAGGAGAAATCCAAAAGCAAGAAATGAGGTGACCGCATGGCTTACGCAACTGTAGCGGATGTGGAGGCCAGAACCTCTCGTGCGTTTTCACCGGAGGAGGAAGACGTCATCAGCAAGCTGCTCGACGATGCGGCCGTCATTATTGACGCTTTCTCACCGAACGCAAGCGCAGAGGCGAAACAGGTCGTCTCCTGCCGCATGGTCATGCGTGCGGTCGGAGATGACGGAGGAGTCCCGCTCGGAGCAACGCAAGGATCGATGTCCGCGCTCGGCTATACGCAGAGCTGGTCGATCGGCAGCAGCGGAGCGACAGGCGAACTTTACCTCGGCAAGCTCGAAAAGCAACTGCTGGGAATGGGAAACAAAATCGGAAGCAAGAGCCCGCTCGAAGATCAGGTGGTGACGTGTTGGCATGATTAAAGGCATCACCGTCACGCTTTACGCAAAAACGCAGGCCGGAGTCGACGCATTCAACGCGCCGGTGTTTACGGATACGCCTGTTGCGGTCGACAACGTTCTCGTGGCGCCTTTGAGCGACGAAGAGATCCTCGACACACTCAACCTCACCGGCAGACGCGCAAAGTACCAGCTCGGCATACCGAAGGGAGACGCACACGTCTGGGAAGGATGCGAGGTCGGCTTTTTTGGAGAACGCTGGCGCGTGATCGGACAGCCGACGGAAGGCCTCGACCATCTTATACCGCTCAAATGGAACAAGAAGGTCAAGGTCGAGAGCATCATCCAGCAGACAGAAACGGAGGCAACCGATGCCCAGAGTTGACGTGAAGCTCAATACTGCCGCGGTTCGCTCCCAGCTTCTCACCGGAGGAGGAGCGCCCGGAACGTGTCTGTCGATCGCAAACCAGATGGCGAGCAAAGCCGGCCCCGGTTATGCCGCGCGAGTCGTGAGATACCCTGAACGTACCGGCGCGATCGTTTATCCGAAAACCGCTGCCGCACGAGCGAACAACTACGCGTCAAACACGCTGGAGAAAGTAAGAGGAGGAAAGTATCATGATTGAGAAAATCGTCCTCGACTATCTCTCCGAGCAACTCAACATACCCGTATCGATGGAGGTGCCGGCCCAGCCGACGCCTCCTCGTTACGTCGTTATTGAGAAAACCGGAAGCAGCAAGATCAACCGCATACCGACTGCAAACATCGCGGTCCAGAGCTGCGCGCGATCTTTACTGGAAGCGGCGACGCTTAACGAGCTCGTAAAGGCGACGATGGAAAACATCGTGACGCTCCCGGAAATCGGCGGCTGCCACATCGACACCGATTACAATTTCACAGATCCCAGCACCAAGACATACCGCTATCAAGCGGTTTTCAGAATAACTTATATGGAGGCATAAAATGGCTAACACCGTTTCCAATGTCAGCGTCGGCAAACCGAAGGTAGCAGGCGCCGTTTATATGGCGGCCGCCGGCACTACCCTGCCGACCGACAGCGTCAGCGCACTAACCTCCTTCACCGCGCTCGGCTATGTTTCCGAGGATGGCGTGACAAACACGAACAGTCCGGAGGCAGATACCGTCAAAGCGTGGGGAGGCGACACCGTTCTGACGCTTCAGACCGCGAAGCCGGATCAGTTTAAATTCACTCTCATCGAAGCGCTGAACGTCGACGTTCTCAAAGCCGTCTACGGAAGCACGAACGTCACCGGCACGCTTGCCGCAGGCATCACCCTTCATGCGAACAGCAAACAGGTGCCGGCCTGCGTGTGGGTGATTGACATGATCCTCACGAACAACGCGGCCAAGCGCATCGTGATCCCGGAAGGACAGGTAGCCGAAGTGGGCGACATCGTCTACAAAGACGACGAAGCGATCGGATACGAAATCACGATCAACGCGCTCCCCAGCACGAGCATCAACGGCGACACTCACGTCGAGTACATCAAAGCCGCCGGCGAATAAGAACAAAAATAAGGAGTGAAAGATATGGCTCACATTGTCACGAAATCTGGCTTCAAAATCGACATGGCGCCGGAGACGCTCGACGATATGGAAGTGTTCGAGTTGATCGTCGAGGTCGACAAAGGAGACGCGACAAAGCTCCCGGCTTTGCTCGGTCTCATTTTGACACCGGAGCAAAAAACCGCTCTTTATGACCATTGCCGCACCGAAGAAGGACGCGTACCGATCAGCAAGGTCGTCGCGGAGTTTGCGGAGATCATGGAAGGAATGAGAGACGCCGAAAAAAAATAATCGCCCTCGCGTCCATTATGGCGAAATACGAGGACGAGCTGGAATGTGACATGGCCGAGACATATCACATCTACGATCTGCGAGCGCTGCCGGTACGCAAACTGGCAACGCTCGCTCTTGGCTTATCTAAAGACAGCCGCGTCATGATGGCATTATCGGGGGCGAAACTGACCACAGCGGAAACGCTGATGGCGATGATTGTTGACCGAGCCTCGCTTCTTGCATGGATGCAGAGCAAAGACGGAGCGGCCGGCCGCAACAGGCCGAAATCAATCCTCGAAGAACTGACCAAGGAGAAGCAGGAAAAAGAGTTTTCAACATTTGGCTCTATTGGCGATTTTGAGGCGGCACGTTTGAAAATCATAGGAGGCTAAAATATGGCCGGACAAATAGCAGAGGCGTATGTCCAAATCATACCGACGACCGATGGCATCGCCTCCGGTATATCCGAAAGCCTCGGAGACGAAGGCGCGCGCGGAGGGAAATCGTTTTTTCGAGGTTTCCTCGGAGGAGCGGTTAAACTTCTCGCAGCAGCCGGAGTCGGCAAAATTATAAAAAATGCGCTCGATGAAGGAGGCGCGATCCAGCAATCCTTCGGAGGCCTTGAAACGATCTACGGAGACGCAGCAGAAGGCGCGAAGGCATACGCACGCGAAGCTGCCGCTGCCGGCATATCCATGAACGACTACGCGGAGCAAGCCGTCTCCTTTGGCGCCGCTTTGAAGCAGGCGTACAGCGGAGACACGACGAAGGCGATGGAAGCAGCAAACACCGCGCTGCTGGACATGGCCGACAACTCCGCGAAGATGGGTACTGATATGAGCGCTATTCAAAGCGCATATCAGGGCTTTGCCAAACAAAACTATACGATGCTTGATAACCTCAAGCTCGGTTATGGCGGCACAAAGACCGAGATGGAGCGTCTGCTCGCAGATGCGCAGGCCATCACAGGCGTCGAGTATAACATCGACAACCTCGGCGATGTGTATGACGCGATCCATGTCATTCAGGGCGAGCTTGGCCTGACAGGCGTCGCAGCAGCAGAGGCAAAAACAACGTTTACCGGATCTTTTAACGCGATGAAAGTCTCTGCAAAGAACTTCCTCGCAGATCTCGCTCTGGGGAACGACATAAGCGCCTCTCTTTCGACTTTGACGGACAGCGTCGTGACATTCGCCAGCAACGTCATTCCGATGATTTCAAACATTATCGGAGCTGCGCCGCAGGCGATCGTCCAGCTTCTGACCGGCCTCGGCCCTGTCCTGCTTTCCGCAGGAATGGACGCAATCATGAACCTCGGACAAGGCCTCGCGGCCGCGCTCCCCGGTTTGATCTCGTCCATTTCGTCGATGATACCGGCGATTGTTTCCGGTTTTGCAACGATGGCACCGCAGCTCCTCTCTGTGGGCGCGGACATCATTCTGGCACTCGTGCAAGGCTTGCTCGCTTCTGCACCGAGTCTCATCGCGGCACTTCCCGGAATTATAACCGACGTCGCCACAGGCCTGACGTCCAGCATCGGCGTCATCGTTCAGGCCGGCGTCGAGCTATTTATGGGATTGGTCGAGGCGCTTCCGCAGATTGCAGCCGCGCTCATTGCCGCGGCACCGGAAATCGTCAACGCGCTGATTTCCGGCCTTTCGAGCATGGCCGGAACGCTATCGGCAGCGGCCACAACGCTGTGGACAACTATCGTGACAGGCCTGCAAAGCATCGCTGGGCCGCTCATTCAGGCCGCGAGGACAGGAATCCAGAACGCTGTCTCTACGGTTAAAGCCGCTGCAGGAAACGCACTCGCAGCCGCTACGTCCGTCGCGCAGAACATTGTCAACGGCATCAAGAGCGGAGTATCGAACGCAGCCGCAGCTGCGAGACAGATCGGAAGCTCTGTACTGAGCGCGATTTCCAGCTTTGTCGGTCAGCTCGTCTCCGCAGGCCGTAACCTGATAATGGGTCTGGTCGAAGGCATCAAAGCGGCCGTCGGTGCCGCGATCGCAGCGGCAAGAAACGCGGTCGGAGCTGTCGTTAGCGCGGCAAAGGGCGCCCTCGGTATTGCCTCGCCTTCTAAAGTTTTCGAGGAGATCGGCGAGTTTATCACGCTCGGTCTTGCCGAAGGCATCACGGAGGACACGAAGCCGGTAACGGACGCAATCGACAACGTCGCAGCCATGACCACAGCAGGCATGGACAACGCGCTCGCAGTCAACGCGGCTCTCGGCGTTTCCTCCGATACGGAGGCGACAGGAGATCTGCGAACGCTGATAGCTGTAGTAAACGCGCTCTCCCGGAAGATAGACAACATCGGCGTCTACCTCGACGGAGACAGAATGGTCGGCCAGCTCGTCGACCGCATGGACGACGCGCTCGGCAACCGGGCCGTCCTGACCGGAAGGGGGCAGGCTTAAATGGCGCTTCACGGAGTCATAATCAACAACACGAACACGTACACATCCGCTGGCCTTTTCCTTTGTTCAGATCTCAAAATCGGAGAACCGCGGCTGAAGGAAAACCGAGTCGACATTCCCGGCGGCAACGGCTCACTCAACATGAGCTACTCGCCGCAGGGAATGCCGGTTTATTATGACCGCGAGATATCGTTCACGCTGGCGAAAGCGATGGACGAGGAGACGCGAGACAGCCTTGTCAGTATGCTCCGAAATCTCTGGCACGGCCGCGAGGTAAACCTCGTCCTGCCAAACGACACGACGCACTACTGGCACGGAGTCCTCTCGATTGGCGACGTGAGCGGCTACAACAAAGGCCTCATTCCGGTCAAGATGACCGCAGGGCCGTACAAGCTCAAAAACACGCTGACGACCGTGACAGGCACCGGCAGCGTGACGCTCACAAACGAACGGATGCCAGCCGTGCCGAAAGTCACGTCGACGGCAGCGGCAACGCTCTCGTGGGATGGATACAGCGTGGCGATTTCCTCCGGAGAGCAGACGATACCACAGCTCGTCCTGCCGCAGGGTGATACCGAGATCACGATCACCGGAAACGCGACGGTAACCTTCACGTGGCAGGAGGGATCTCTGTGAGCAATTACAGCATTACGACAGACGCAGGCGTGATTGTTTATGATCCGCGCGTCAGCGAGAGACAGCTTACCACCGCTCGGCTGACGCAGGAACTGAACAAGGCAGACGTCCTGCGTTTTTCCATTTATCCGCAGGCGCCGGCATATGGCGAAATAGACCGATTGAAAACGACGCTGGAAACGACATATGGAGCGTCCATCAAAAGCCGCTGCCGTTTGATAAACGACCAGCTCGGATGGAATAATGAGCGCGATTGTTTGTGCGAAGGCGAGCTCGCCTTTTTTAACGACAGCATCCAGCGCCCGTTTGAATTCCCTGTTGATCCTGACAATGCCACGCCTGCGGATTACCTCGCGTTTCTTGTTGGGAGACACAACGCGCAAGTTTCTGCGGATCGGCGCTTCACCATCGGCACGGTAACGGTAACAGATCCAAATGGATACATCGCGAGATCCGATACCGAGTACAGCACGACTTGGAAGCTTATCAACGAAGGCCTGCTCGACACGCTCGGCGGCTATTTGTGGGTGAGGCACGAAAACGGAGTCAACTACATCGACTACCTCGCTGACTTTACCACGATGGCAAACCAGCCGATCACAGCCGGAGTCAACCTTCTTGGAATAACCACAGAACGCAAAGGCGAGGAGATAGCGACAGCAATCCTTCCGCTCGGCGCGCAGAACAGCGAAACGCAGACGCGCCTCACAATCTCCGGTCTCCCGGACACCGAGACGGACGACATCTGCAAAGACGGCGACATCGTCTATTCAAAGACGGCCGAGACGCAGTACGGAAGCCGCATCGTTAAGGTCGAGGTCTACGACGACATAACGCAGGCCACAAATCTCCTGACAAAAGCGACGGCCGAGCTTGCGATCGCGCGTCAGCTTCCGTCGACGGTTACCATTTCGGCGGCCGATCTTTCACAGGCAGGATACGACTATAACACATTCTCGCTCGGAACTTATGTCCGAATCGAAGATCCGTGGCACGAAACCGAACACGGCCTCGCCGCGCAGTATCTCGTCCAGAAGCTCGACATTGATCTGATAAATCCAGCGAACAGCCGGCTGACGCTCGGTGCTACGACCTACAGCATGACCGAGGGCAATCAGCGCCAGATTGCCAATGCCATGCAGACGGTCGAGGCTAATGTAACAAAGGAAACTGCAAGGGCTGTTCGTGAACTTGAAGTCCGAAATCAAAGCGCGATTGAGCAGAGTGAGCAGAACATTCGCCTGACTGTCAGCGAGAACTATTACACCAAGGGTGAAACCGATGGTCTTGTATCCTCCGTGTCAACATCTCTTGAACAGACCGCGCAGGGCTGGACGTACAACTTCGACGTGCTTCAGCAAGACCTTGACGATGTGGCGGCGAATGCTGACGCTCGTTTCACGGCGATGCAGAATTATATCCAGATGGCGGGCGGCACAATCACGCTGGGTGAGGTCGGGAACCCCATCACACTGAAAGTCGAGAATGACCGCATAGGCATCTACATCAACGGCGTTGCTGTGACATACTGGACAGCAAACACGTTTCAGCTTCCTGTTGAGGTGGTCATTCCAGTTGGTGGCAGATTGACGCTCGGTCAATTCGCGTTTATCCCCCGTTCAAACGGGTCGTTGGATTTCACTTGGGTAGGAGGCTGATAGATGGGAAGCGTAGTATTTTCTGATTCGTATTCGACTTCGATTGCCGGATATGTAACATATGATGTCCGAATCAGCTACTCGGAGAGCTACAGTATTTCCACGAACAAAAGCACCGTTAAGATAACGGCTGTCGAACTGCGGAAGCAGGGCAACAGCATTAACTGGGGTTCTCTTCCGTTCTTCGGCGATATCAAGGTAAACGGCACAACGCTTATCTCAATGAACGGCGGTTCATCTGTTCGCGTCAGCCTGTCAGGCGACGGTTACTGCTCCGTCGCAATTCCTTCATCTGGATCGGTTGACGTGTCGCATAATTCCGATGGCACAGGCGCGTTCACGATGCAGCTTGTAGGCATCTTCTCCTACGGCGGCGACGATTACTTTTGCGCTCTATATCAGGGGTCACCGTCGCAGCCTTTTGGCGTGGCTGGAACGAGCAAAAGTGTTTCGCTTACTACTCGTCCTCGTGCCTCATCTGTCAGCGTTTCCAATGGCTATTTCGGCTCAAATGTACCCATAACGATTTCACGCCATGCGTCCTCCTTTACGCATACAGTCAAAGTCTCTTGCGCTGGCTATACTGAAACCCTCATGACCAGAGGATCAACATACCCGACCGTGAACTGGACTCCGGCTGTTGCAACCTACGCGCCGAGGATCACTACGACAATGAGCGCGACGGCGACCGTCACCTGTGAAACCTACAGCGGCACGACGCTCGTCGGTGCGGCTACAGCGACCTGCACGCTTACATTCCGCGCAGCCGATGTTGCCCCGGCTGTTTCCATTGCAACGACTGATCCGCAGGGATATCTCTCGACTTTTGGCCGATATGTAAAGAGCAAATCGAAGATCAGGGTCACGTTGAGCAACACGCTGCAGTATGGCGCAACGCTTTCTCTGACGCAGATTACGGCAAATGGGGCGACCTATAACAGCAGCCCAGCCACGACAGACGTGATCGCCTCTGCAAGTAACACCAGCGTCACAGCGAAAATCACCGACAGCCGAGGCCAAACTGCAACAGCGTCCGTAACCATTGCGATCTATGACTATACCTCGCCGCAGATCAACAGCTTTTCCGTTCACAGGTGCAACAGCGACGGCACGCTAAACAACAGCGGCGCGTATATGCGCGTGGACTACAATGTTACTATTACTGCTCTCGGCGGTCACAACAACAGATATCTCAAAGTTCGGTATAAAAAGCGGTCTGCCTCTTCATACACAGAAGCGTCAATTACAATGTCCAGCTTTTCGCAGAGCGGGGAAGTCCATAACATCACCGCCGATGTAAACAGCACATACGACGTCCAGCTTGTGTTGACTGATTATTTCGGTTCCGCAACTTATACTGTTGTATTGCCGACAGGATTAACGCGAGTTAATTTCGCCGCTGGCGAAGGCGGTGGCATCGGCATTGGTAAGGTGTCAGAAGCAAACCATGTGCTGGACTTTAGCAGCTCTTGGACAACTGCAATAGACGGCATTGGCACGGGTTATGAAAATAGCAGCGGCATCGGATATCGCAAAGTCGTTGACGGAACTTTAATTCAATGGGGTACTACGGTACTGAACGTAGAAAATGCGCTGGCACAGATAGCATCTTCTGGCGTTTATTACGGCACGGTCCAATTTACATTCCCGATTGCTTTTGCCAACGCAAACTATATTATTACTGGGAACGTTAGATACTCCACCGGCTTTGAAGTTCCACTCGGTTTTTCGCCAAGTACTGCGGAAAGAGCTTACATCCGAATCTACGACTTCTTTGCTCGCCCCGCGTCCGACCAAAACTATGTTTGCCGCTGGGTGGCAATCGGACGGTGGAAGTAAGGAGGCAACATGACAAAGAACAAAGCTATAAGTAAACTCCTCGCATGGACGAACGCCCAGATCGGCACGACCGAGAGCGGCGACAACTGGAACAAGTATGCGCAGAACATGGCTGCCGCCTATGGCTGGAACGTGCAGAACCAGCCGTGGTGCGACGTGTTCGTGGACGCGGGCTTTGTGGAATGCTTCGGCATCGAGAACGCCAGCAAGATGACATACCAGCCAATCGGCGGCTTCTCCGCGGCTTGCCGGTACTCTGCAGCTTATTTTGCCGCGCACGATGCGTTCACACAGCAGCCGGAGCCGGGCGACCAAATCTTTTTTAGAGACGCCGATGGCGTGATCAACCACACCGGCATCGTGGTATCAGCCAGCGGAGGCATCGTCAGAACCATCGAGGGCAATAGCGGCGATGCCGTGCGGAGCAATGCATACGGGATCGGCGCTCCCACCATCGCGGGGTACGGCAGACCGAATTGGTCGATCGTGGCTGGTGAGGACAGCAATGTCCCTACCACGGATGTGACCGACAACAATGTCGGGGACATCAGCAATGCCACCATCCTTGCCACCTACACCGTCCAGCCGGGCGACACGCTCTACGGCATCGCGGCAAAGACCGGCGTCCCCTTTGATGATATCGTTCGGATCAACAAGATCACGAACCCGAACATCATCCACGTGGGAGAGGTGTTCAAGCTGCGCGGAGAACCGGAAGAGACGGAAGAGCCAGCGGAGGCAACTCCTACGGACTTGACCGAAGTCGCAAACCGAGTCATCCGCGGCGAGTTTGGAAACGGTGTGACCCGGACGATCCTTCTTAAGCAGCAAGGGTATGACCCAGCAGAAGTACAGAAGATCGTCAACAAAATTCTGCTTGGCGGTTGACCGCCCGGAGGTGAAATAAATGGCATACGTTATCATCGAATTGCAAACCGACGAGAACGGCAACACCGCGACGCCGCCTCTCAAAACTGCGACAGAGTACGATCAAGCTCGGAGCATCTTCCACCAGACCGCCGCCTCTGCGTCCATCTCATCTGTTCCCGTCCACACCGTGCTGTGGCTTTCCGAGACCGGGGAACAGCTCGACAAAGAGGTCTGCGTCCATCCAAAGGAGGCAGAGGAATGAACGAATCCGAGGGCTATGAATTAACGTATCCAGACGGCGAATATGGTCAGCAAACGAAGATTGCCCTGTACCAGTTTCAGCAAAAGAATGGCCTTGAAGCAGACAATATCTGCGGTTAAGCAACATGGAAAAAACTCATGGAGGCGTAATATGTGGAATGTAAGCGGAGTCAATCTCCAAATGACGGAAGGCGACTACGGCGTCGCGCTCCCGATCACGATCACCGGCACCACGCTTGGCGAAAACGACTGCATCAAACTGATCATTAAGGACAAAGTGAACGGCGACACCATTCTGGAGAAGGACTTCGCGGACATTTCCGAGAATACTGTCTCCCTGGAACTGACGGCGGCAGAAACCCTTCCTGTCGGAAGCTACGTCTATTCTCTGGACTGGTACCAGAGCGGGAGCTTCATGTGCAACATCATTCCGTGCGCCACTTTGAAGGTGGTGGATAAAGCATGAATGTCACTATCAACGCGCCGCGCGTCGGCGTTTCCATCGACGGAGCCGAACTCGGCGTCAGCACCGGCGATCCTGTCGCCAGGTATGTTGTCGAGCCGTATATCACAGTCGAGGAAACCGAGGAAGGCGCCGAGTTTACTGTAACCGCGCAGGGCGTCACCACAAGAGCGACCGCACGCAACGGACAGCAAGGCCCGCAGGGTGAAACCGGCCAGCAAGGCCCGCAGGGGCCGCAGGGTGCAAAGGGCGACACCGGCGAGCGCGGCCCGCAGGGCGAGCAGGGGCCGCAAGGCGTCAAAGGCGACACAGGCGCGAAGGGCGACACAGGCCCCAAAGGGGATACAGGCCCAAAAGGCGACACAGGCCCGCAAGGCCCAAAAGGCGAAACAGGTCCACAGGGCGAAACAGGGCCACAAGGCCCGCAGGGGGAGCAAGGCCCGCAAGGCCAGCAGGGCGAGACAGGCCCAGCGGGAACGACGGACTATAACGACCTTGAGAACAAACCGACGATCCCGTCAAAAACGAGCGATCTAACAAACGACAGCGGCTTTATCACAGGAATGGCAATACTTTCGTATGGACATTCCACATGGCAGGATTTTCTTGATGCGTACAACGCAAATAAGGTTGTTTATTGCCGCGCATCGAGCGCCAGCAATCCTGCTACTGGATCGCAAACGAGGCTGGCATTTATGGCATACGTCAACAATGCCGCTGCTCCGACAAATGTTGAATTTCAGTATTACAGGTCGGTGAACGCACATTCAGCGACTCAACAGGGCGACCAGGTATATGTCTACAAACTTGATAAAAACAGCGGATGGTCGGTCACAGTTCGTGAAGCATATACACGGATAGTCGCGGGAACAGGACTTACCGCGTCATATAGCAACGGCGTCCTTACAATCAGTCTTGCTTGATAACCAGAGGTGAGAAAATGAGCGAAGTAATTATCGTCGCAATCATCACGGGCTTCTTCTCCGTGGTAGGGCAATGGCTCATCTCGCGCGAGCGGGAGATCCGCCTGGACGAGCGGCTCAAAAATGTCGAGAAAAAACTCGACGAACACAACGGATATGCCCAAAAATTTGAGGCGATCCAAATCGACATAGCAAAGATTTCAACTAAACTTGAAAATTTGGAGGAAAAAACATGAAGCTGCCTGATAAAGTCTATCTCATTCTCAAATGGCTTGTCCTGATCTGCATTCCCGCTTGCACCACGGCTTTTGTCGGCCTCGATAAGGTCTTCGGCTGGGGCTATGGCGAGATCGTCGCACAGGTCTCGGCCATCGTCTGCACGCTGATTGGCGCCCTCGTCGGCATCAGCACGGCGACCTATTACCAGAACAAATAACCGGCTTAAAGCCCGCTTGGATATCCTCCAGGCGGGCCTTTCGACAAAGCGCAAGGCGATGAGGAAGAACCAGCTCCGAAAGAAGGAAAAAAGTGAGGCAAAGTGTGTCTTTTTGGATGTCAAAAAGCCGCAAAGCCGCATGAACACGCGATTTATTCCTGCCTTTTAAGCAGGGTGTCCGGGGTTCGAATCCCCGCTGGAGCACCAAGAGAAATGACCGCTGAATGTTCTGAAAAACGAGCATCCAGCGGCCATTTTTTTATTTTTCAATAAGCGGAGGAGAAAAAACGCTCACGGAGGCAAAAGCCGTCCGTGGGCGCTTTTTGCATATTTTGGCCGGTTTCGGCTGGCCTTTGGATGTCAAAACGGATGTCAGACATCGCCGGAGAGGAAGGCATCCAGCCGAGCAGCCGTGGCGGCCTTTTGCTTTTGCCGGATGTGGGTATACACATCCCGCGTCACGGCGATGGAGGAATGGCCGAGCAGCTCCTGCGCGTCCTTGTCCGGGATGCCGGCTTCGTAGAGGATCGTCGCAAAGCCGTGCCGGAGCTGATGGGCCGAGATCTTGAAACCGATCGCCGAGCAATACCGGTCCCAGCGTTTGCGGTATTGCGTCTTTGAAAGAGGACCACCATCCTCGCGAGCGAAGATCAAGCCGGAGCCGGAAGGCAGCGCAGCAGCGAGCGGAGCGAGGAGAGGAACGTCGCGCACGCCGGCCGCCGTTTTCGTGCCTTTGATCTTCGGAGAATTGCCGACGTATTCGACCGAGCGGGAGACGTGGATCAGGCGCCGCTCCCGGTCGACGTCCTCGAAACGGAGCGCGAGCGCCTCGCCGCGCCGGAGGCCTGCGTAAAGGCAGACCAGAGCAAAAAGGCCAAACGGCTCCCCTGCTCCCCGCTTGACGGCTTCGAGCGCAGCATCGGTAGGCAGCTCGCGCTTTGACGCCGGCAGACCGCGAGGCACGGAGACGGCAGCGATCGGATTAAACGAAAGCCGGCCTTCGAGGATGCCGTTATTAAAAATCATATTCAGCACGTCCCGGTGCATCTGGACCGAGCGCCGGGAAAAGCCGCGCTTGCCGAGATCCGACAGGAAAGCCTGCACGGCCTGCGCGGAGACGTCCTCGGCGAGCTCGCCGCGAAAGTGGTCTTTCACGCGGCGAAGCGGAGCAGCATAGGCCTCCGCAGTTTTCCCGGAGATCCGAGAGAAATGTTTTTCAGACCACGCATCCGCAGCCTGCTCGAAGGACCATGCAGCCGCCGCCTTCGCCGTGGCCTCCTGCAGCCGGAGGAGCAGCCGCTCCGCGTCCCGGTCATAGAGGAAATGGCGCCGGCCAGCTTCGTCACGAAAGCTCGTCTGGAAACGACCATCTGCGCGCAGCGTGAACATCCGCGAGTAATCGCGTTTTTTCATAGCGACCGGATCAGCATCCGCGGCACGCCGAGGACGCGGCAATGCTCCAGCGCCTCGCCCCGGACCGTGACCGGAGGAAACTGCGGATTGACAGGAGACAGCCGCATCCAATCCTCGCCGGCGACGAATTCGATCCGCTTCAGCGTGGCCTTGTCGTCGTCGTAAATGACGACGCCGATCTCACCGCTATAATTCATCGTCGATTGACGGAGGACCACAACGAGGTCGCCTTCCTGATACAGAGGAAACATACTCTCACCGCAGACGCGCAGCACGAAGAAATCCTCCGCAGGCCGCCCTTTCAACCAAGCGCGCGGTACGTCCACGGCGCCGCTTTCGAGATCCGGCACGGCGAAATGGTCGAAGCCGGCGGCGACCTCGCCGAGGATGGAGATCGGAACGACGTCCTCCGTCACGGACGGCCCGGAGGATGAAACGCCGGCCGCGAGATCTTCAAGAGTGACGCCGAGCGCGTCCGCGATCGTTTTTGCCGTTTTGATGGACGGCTGGCGGCTCGATTTTTCATACCGGCTTATATTTTGTTTTGTGATCCCGCAGCGGGAGGCGAGCTCCTCCTGCGTCAAATGCTGGGCCTTCCGCAGCGCTTTTAATTTTTCACCGAAAGACATGACAATCCCTCCTGTCATCTTAATGGTAACATACCGGAGACAAAAAAGCAACCGAAAAAAGAAAACAAAAAAAGCATACAAAAGGTTGACAAAAAGCCCGGATGGGCTTATACTGTAACCGTAAGGTTGACAATTGACAGACGGACAGGAGGTCAAACATGACGACCATGATCGAGAAAAAAGCCGAGAGCATCCGCAAGGAGATCGAGAAGCTGGAAACCAGACTTCACCGGCAGCAGGACCTGCTCACAAAGAAGATCGCGAAGGCCGAGAAGGCCGGCTCGAATTGGGGCAAGGAAGAATTCTACGAGCACCGCGACACGGACATGACGCAAGAGCAATGGGCCGCGTACTTCGACAAGTACAGCGCCGAGGAGGACGTCAAAGAAACCGAAAGCCGCCTCGAAAACGCGAAGAAACGGCTGAACAAGCTGACGCCAGCGATTGAAAAGGACGAAGCGGCCAAATGCGAAAGCGAGCGCCTGACCGACATGGAGGCCCGGTTTTACAGCGCCTCCCACAAGAGCAAAGAAGAACGCGAGCGGGAATACGAAGAATGGCTGGCAAACTTCAAAGCGGAGTGCAGCAAGGACGGCATCACGATCGACGGAGCGACCGGCTGGATGGTTTACGGCACGGCAAGGAACGGAAAGCGCTTCACGATGTACGGAAACAGCGGCCAGACGGTCCGAAGCCTGCATTGCTACACGCTCCGCATTGACGGCGAGACGATCTTCACGAGCGGAGACTTCACGACCGGATACAAGATCCTCAAGAGATAAAAAAACATCCCGCCGCGGAGGTCACGACGGCACAGGAGGAAAGACGATGTCAAGAGTATTCTTCAGCTTGGAGCGCGCGGTGATCTTCACCGCGGAGCTTCGCAAGAGAGGCATCACGAGCGCGGCCATCTGGACCAGCCGCGACGCATTCGGCCAAACGATCTACACGGTCCGGTGGTGAGGAGGACGACATGAAGATCCCAAAGATGCTCGACGATTACCTCGAAGAAACGGAGCAGGACGCAACCAGCATGAGTGCCGCGGAATTGTTCGAGGAGGCGCGCTGGGTACTTTCACAATACGATGTCGGAGAGTACTACAACGATCAGTACACGAAGCAGGACGTCGCTGCGCTCCGCGCATTTATCACGCGGATCAGCGGGAAGATGAGGAGGACGACATGAAGGACACGAGCGGATCGCACATTCTCTACCGGAGCGACGGAACGGTCAAGATTTACGGCATCAACCGAGACGGAAAACTGCTGACCGTGGTGATGACTCCGTCGACGAAGCACGGAGGCTACGACTTCGCGGAGATCAAGGTACACAGCAAACCATGAGCGCCGGCCGGAAGGCCGCGCTTTATGCCCCCGGAGGCCCGGAGGCATAAAGGGCGATCTTCACGACGCCCCGGATCTTACACGAAAGGAGGACAGACATGGGCAACGAGAAACTGCACGAGCTGATCAAAGAGCGCTGCGGCACGGACGCCGCCTTCGCGCGGAAAATCGCATGGTTTCCGCAGAAGGTCTACAAGATGCTTTATCAGGGATACATCCCGCGCATCAACGAGGCCGTCACGATCAGCAGGGCGCTCGGCATTACGATGGACGAGCTGGCGTCTTTTTTTTGAGCGGCAGGTCTCCAAAAGGTTGACAAGGAGTGAAACATGGCACGCGAAAAAGAAGGATACCGAGATACGATCGCACAGCTGAACGAAGCATTCCCGGAGAAGGGAATGCTGACAAAGCAGGAGGTGGCGGCCTTCATCGGAGTAAACCGTCACACGGTCACAAACCTGATCCGCTTCAACCCGGCGACCGGCCGAGTGACGAAAGCGGATCTCGCACGGCAGATTTGCATTTGATAACAGAACGTAATCACAGAAGGAGTGAAAAAATGACCATTTACGACATCGACGCACAGATCCGGACCATCATCGAAAACTGCGATCCGGAGACAGGAGAGATCGACGGCGAGGCGCTGGACGCCCTGCAGATGGCGAGAGACACGAAGGTCGAAAACCTTATCCTCGCGATCAAAAACATGACCGCGGAGGCGAAGGCCATCAAGGATGAGGAGACGACGCTGGCGGCGAGGCGCCGGACCGTAGAGAACGCAGCGAAGCGCGCGAAGGAATATCTGGAGCACGTCCTCGACGGCGAGGCCTTCAAGACGGCGAGATGCGCGGCCTCGTGGCGCCGCACGAAGCGCGTCGAGGTAGACGCAGACTTCGTGAGCTGGGCGACCGAGAACGCGAAGGACCTGCTGCGCATCCGGGAGCCGGAGCCGGACAAGACGGCGATCGGCGAGCTGCTCAAGGCAGGCCAAGAGATCCCGCACGCCGCGCTCGTTGAGACGGCGAGCATGACCATCAAGTGAGGAGGACAACATGGTCACGGAAAAACTCATGAAGGTGCAGCAGGAGCTGAAAGCACCGAAAAACAGAAAAAACGACTTCGGAGGATACAAATACCGGAGCTGCTCCGACATTCTGGAGGAGGTCAAGCCGCTGCTGAAGAAGGAAGGCCTCACGCTTACCATTTCCGACGTAGTGATCCCAATCGGCGACCGCTACTACATCAAGGCGACGGCGACGCTTTACGAGAACGAGGAGAACGGCACGCAGATCAGCACGTGTGCCTTCGCACGCGAGGAGGAGACGAAAAAAGGCATGGACGCCGCGCAGATCACCGGGAGCGCGTCCAGCTACGCCCGGAAATACGCGCTAAACGGCCTATTCTGCATCGACGACACGGACGATCCTGACGCGACGAACGACCACGGAAAGACCGAGGAAGCGCAGGCACCGAAGAAGGCCGCAAAACCGAAACCGGCACCGCAGAAAACCGAGCTGAAATGCGAGGCCTGCGGCAAGACGATCACGAGCTGGACAAGCAAGACCGGGAACGTGTTCTCGCCGGAAGAAATCGCAGATCTCGCGAAAACAAAGACAGGGAAATGCCTGTGCATTGAATGCGCGAGCAAGACAGCACCAAAGGAGGAAAAGTAAATGCTGAACATTTCCATCATTCAAGGGCGCCTCGTGCGCGATCCGGAATTAAAGACGGTCGGCGAAACCAGCGTCGCAAACTTCACGATTGCCTGCGAGCGAGACGGAGGCAGAGAAAAGCAGACAGATTACATCGATTGCCAAGCATGGCGAGGAACGGCCGACGTCGTCAAAAAGTACTGCATCAAAGGGGATCTCGTGACCGTGACCGGCCGGCTTCAAAGCCGCAAATGGGAAGATCGCTACGGCAACAAGCGCACGAATTGGGAGATTTACGTGAGCCGCGTCGACTTCAGAGGAGGCAGACGGAAGGAGGAGGCAGCACCGGCCGAACAAGACGCAGACGAGCTGCCGTTCTGATATGGCAAACAAGAGGATGTTCTCGCTTACGATTGTTGACAGCGACGTATTCACGGAGATGGGCAACGATAGTCAGCTTTTATATTTCCGGCTTTGCCTTGCCGCAGACGATGACGGATTCGTCTCAAATCCACGGAAGGTCATGCGAGCGTACGGCTTCCGCGACAGCGATATGCGAGAACTGATCGACAGGAAATTTACGCTCGTCATGACGCACGCGCAGACGGCCATCCTACTGATCAAACATTGGCGAATGCACAACACGATCCAGAAGGACAGATACAAACCGAGCCCGTACCACGATCTCCTGCGCTTCTTTTTCCTCGACGAAAACAACGCCTACTCCTTAACACCCGGAGAAGGGAAAAGACAGGCGCTCCAGCATGCAAAAAACACCGAAACAGAGCTGGATACATCCTGTATACAAAATGTATACACAGATAAGTATAGGTTAGATAAGGATAGGTTAGGTTTAGATAAGTATAGGTTAGATAAGGATAGGTTAGGTTTAGAAGAGAATAGAGAAAATAATATTTCTTCTTCTATTAATCAATCAGAAGAAAACGATGAATCCGATCAGGAACCGGAGTGGGTAGTCCGCGCAAGGGAGACAGCGAAACGGCTCGGCATTTACAAAGAAGGAGGAACGGCATGAAGGCACCGTGCAAAGGATGCATGAGCAGACACGAAGCCTGCCACTACGAATGCGCGAAATACATCGCATACCGGCAGCGGCTCGCGGAGGCGAAAGAGGAACGTGAACGCGAGCGGATAGTAAACGACTTCGCAATATCACGAGCAGCAAAGAACGCAAAGGTAAAACAGAGCTTTCAAAAATGAGGAAAGCCGCTTCCCTGATGGCACAGAGAAGCGGCATGGCACCGGAGGCGAACCGGACAAGAGGCAACGCCTCCGGATAACACAAAAGGAGTGTATCAAAAATGACCGCAAAATTCAAGTGGGCGCTCTTCGGCCTGATGCTGATCGTAAACAACGAGATCTTCAGCTGGGCGATCTTGACGCTTCTCGTAGGCATGGCTCTAACGAAATTTCTGAAGGAGGTAGCCGAAATTGATTAAGGACTACGAGATTCCTCTGCCAAAGTGGGAAATTACTGATCCATTCGGCCGGAACGCACTCCGGAGGATGAGATACGAGCTCAAACGCACGATGTGCGACCGAGACGCATACCGAGTCGAACTGGAGGAACTGCTCAAAGCACGCGGTCTTGCGGTCGACGCCCTCAACGCTTCCCTCCGAGACGAACAGCAGAGAGGAATGCAGCTCCAGAACTGGCTCCAGCTTTCCGAAACGGCGCGGAAGAGCCTCGGCGACAAACTGAGAGCGGTGCGCACCGAGATGAGCGCCTGTGAGCTCGAACGAGAAAAGCTCCGCGTCGAACTGGAACGGACGAAAGAACAGCACGAAGCGCTTCTCAAAGAACACGAAGAACTGCAGGCAGATCACGAAAAGCTGCTGCGCGGCCTTACCGATAAGGAGGAAGAAATATGAACGATCAGAACGAAGAGATCCAGCGCGCGCAGATCCTGCGCTATATGGAAGAACGCGGAAGCATCAGCAACACAAAGGCGGTCGTTGATCTCGGCATCGCGCGGCTCGCAAGCCGCATCCACGAGATGAAGGAAGCAGGAATGCCGATCGTCGACCGCTGGGAATACAAGTACGATAACGATGGGAAAATCGTGAAGAAATGGAAGGAGTACAGCCTCAATGTTTGAAAAAGTAAATCCGCAGCACCCGGACAAGCTGGCAGACCGCATCGCCGGCGCCCTCGTTGATCTCGCATACCGGAAGCAGGAAAACCCATGCATCGCGGTCGAGGTCTTGATCGGACACGGAGTCTGCCACATTATCGCGGAATCCAGCGTCCATCACACGATCCAAGAGGTAAAGGACATCGTCAAACGGCTGACCGGCATCGAGGCCGTGTTTTATAACGAGGTGCCGCAGGACGCGCATCTGGCGAACAACCAGCGCGGAGCGATCCGATGCGGCGATAATGGGATCTTCAAAGGCGTGCCGGTTACGCACGAACAGCAGGCACTCGCGAGAATCGCAAACGACATCTACTACCAGTACTACAGCGACGGAAAATACATCCTCGACAAAGACCGGCTTATTATTTGCCAGAGCAACGCAAAGACCGAGGAGATCCGGAAGAAGTATCCGAAAGCGGAGATCAATCCGCTCGGCGATTGGACAGGAGGGCCGGACGTCGACGCAGGAGCAACGAACCGGAAACTCGGAAGCGACATGGGAGACAGCGTCACCGGAGGCGGCCTGCACGGAAAAGACCTTTCAAAGGCAGACGTCAGCGTCAACATTTACGCATGGCTCGAAGCGCAGAAAACCGGACATCCTGTGCAGTACTGCTGCGCGATAGGAGACGAAACAATCAACGGAATCCCATACCGAGAGATCGTCGAGACCGCGCGAGAGTTTATCTTCGGAATCGGAGGATTTGAGGCATTCGCCGAGTGGGGTTTGATATGAGGAGGACTTCGACGCCGAGTAAAACAAACCCGCGCAATCGCCCTGCGACGCAGGCCGATGTGAGACGCGCGTGGGAGAAGGGCGTAGACGAAGGGTGCACGATCGCGTGCGCGATCATGCTTACTGTCCTTGCAGACAAATTCGACGGCAAGGACTACATCCCAGACATCTGGAGAGAGGTCAATAAGCTCTCCGATGAGATCAAGGAGAAGCGGGTGTCCGTTTCCGATCTTCGCCGCGTCCTCCTGAACGAATACGGAGTGGAGGTATAGCGAATATGTCAAAGGCGAAACTGCCGCGCGACATACAGCAGCAATGCCTCTGGATCGTTGACGGATGGTCGAAAAAGGAGGCAACATGAAAGACAGCGATATGACGATCTGCCGTGCTGTCGCGATCTTCAGCGACATCGAGAACCCGGAAACAAGCGACCACGACAAAGCCGTAGCAATCTACATCGTCACGCAAAAACCGAGGCGATACAGCGGGGTCAAAAAGGAAGCAGCCATCGAAGTGATCCGCTGGCTATGGCGCCGGAGTTTTCGAGCGAGGAAGGAGAAACCATGAGAAAAGAATACGCTCTCCCAAGGAGCGCCGTACCATCCGAAGGCGTAGAACAGGCAACGCTCTTCTCGTGGGCAAAAATGCAAGAGCGCAAATACCCGGAGCTCGCGCTCCTCTTCCACATCCCGAACGGAGGCAGCCGAGGAAAGACCGAAGCGGCACGGTTCAAAGCCGAAGGAGTGAAAGCCGGCGTGCCTGATCTTTTCCTTCCGGCGGCACGTGGAAACTGGCACGGTCTGTTTATTGAGATGAAACGGCTCAAAGGAGGACGCGCAAGCGAGGCACAGAAAGCGTGGATTGCAGCGCTCGAAAAGCAAGGCTACCTCGCGCGCATCTGCTGCGGATGGGAAGAAGCCGCGGATTTGATCGTCGATTATTTGGACAAGAGGTGAAAGCAGAAACATGAACATTAGACAATGGCTCGGAAGGGCGCGGTCAATTGACAGCGAGATGAAGGCGCTCCAGCGAGCAAAGGACAAGGCCGAGGAAGCCGCGCTGAAGATTACGCAGAACTACAACGGAGACGGAGCGACGGCAACGAAAGATCCTCATAAGCTGGACAAGATCGTCGTTTATATCGATTTGCTCGACAAAAAGAAGGAGGAGCTCGTCGAGACGCAACGCGAGATCACCGAGGCGATTTACAAGCTGGAGGACGGCCGGCTCCGGACGATCCTGCTCAACTACTACGTCAACCTTATGACGCTGGAGGAAATCGCTGTCGGAATGCACTACAGCTACCGACAAGTAAAGCGCCTCAAAAACCGTGCGGCCGAAACACTCCAAGATGTCCTTTAATGTCCCCTATCAAATGTGATATAAGATAAAATAGAGAAACAGCAAGCGGAGGAGGAAACTTCTCCGCTTTGCTTTATCTCATTGCTCAAATAGCAAACGGTAAAAGGGCGGCCGGACAAGTTTTCCTCATCTTGTCATAAGATGCTCACGCAGCTTTTCACTCCCCTGCGCGGCGCCGATCCTGCCGTTTGTTATCAGGGAACGTTTCTCGGTTTCCGCTTGGCCGAGATAAGGGAAAACCAGACGGAGGCGGGGCCGTCTTTTATATTCAAAACCGGAGTGGAAATCAAAAGAAGGAGTGAAAACATGGCAGGGAAAGAAAACGACCACAGCAAATACGCGCTGTGGATCGATCCGACCGAAGTAACACCATACGAAAAGAACGCAAAGATCCACACGGAGCGCCAGATCGCAAACATCTGCAATAGCATCCGAAGATACGGATGGCAGCAGGACACGGTCATAACTTCCGATCGTATCCTCGTCATCGGCCACGGCCGGCGCCTCGCAGCGCTCCAGCTCGGATGCAAGATGCCTTACCACGTCATCGACAAAAAGGCAGACGAACTGACGGATGAGGATATCAGGGAGCTGCGCATTGTGGACAATCAAACAAACGCGGAGACAGGCATGGATTGGGAACTGCTCGAAGCGGAAATGGAAGATCTCGACTTTGACGGTTTTGATTTCGACTTACCCGGAGCAGGAGACGACGTCCCGGCAACGGATGATGACTTCGACATGGAGCCTCCGGAAGAACCGAAAGCGAAACGCGGCGACATTTACCAGCTTGGCAGGCACCGGCTCATGTGCGGAGACAGCACAAAAACCGAGGACGTCAAAGCGCTCGTCGGAGACCGGAGAATAGATCTTCTCCTTACAGATCCACCATACAACGTCGCGCTCGGACATTTCGGAAGCGTATACGACGCAACCAAACTGCACCGGAGGACGGACGGCCTTCTCATCGCGAACGACGACATGGGTGACAAAGAGTTTCAGGAATTCATCGCGAGCTGCCTGAAGAACGCTGACGCGGTCATGCGGCCCGGAGCAGCCTTCTACATTTGGCACGCGAGCAGCCAGAGCTTCAACACCATCAAAGGCCTGCACGACGCAGGATTGGAAGAGAAGCAGACGCTGGTCTGGGCAAAGCAAAAATTCACCCTTTCACGCTCCGACTATCAATGGAAGCACGAGCCGTGCCTCTACGGATGGAAGGAAGGAGCCGCGCACTACTTCACCGACAGCCGGACGGAGAGCACGGTCATAGAGGATCTCACGGAGACAGATCCGCAGAAGCTGACGAAAGCAGAACTGGTCGAGCTCTGCACAAAGCTGATGGAGATGCGTCCAGCGGCGACGCTTCTCGAATACGACAAGCCAAACCGGAGCGAACTGCATCCGACGATGAAACCTGTCGCCCTCTTCGATTACCTCATCCGCAACAGCTCGAAGAAGGGAGAAGCCGTACTGGATCTCTTCGGAGGAAGCGGAACAACGCTCATCTGCTGCGAGCAGGACGGACGCGACGCATACCTCATGGAATACGATCCACGCTTTACCGACGTCATCATCGAACGATGGGAAACGCTGACCGGACAGAAAGCACATCTCGTGAGTAGGGCGTCCGAAAAATGACCGGGGAGGTCAATCCACGATGGAAGAACGGAAGCCTCCGCAGGAAACACCGCGCACGCTTCAAAGCAATGGGCGCGCCGTGCGGAATCTGCAAAGGACGGCTCGGCCCGATACACTACGACGAACCGAGCGACGCAAAGCATCCTCTCTCCTTCGTGATAGATGAGATAAAGCCAGTTTCACGCTGGCGACAATTCGGTTATAACTCGCCGGAGGAAGCAGCGAGAGATTGGAACAACCTACAAGCTGCTCACTACTGCTGTAATCAGGCAAAAGGAAACACGACGGCCTCCGACAAAAAACCGAACCGAAAAGCGGTCAATTTTACCGACGGAGAGTGGTAGGAAGCTGTCGTCACTTTTTGAGATAGGGAGGGGGAGGAGCCCCTGGAGGCTCTGAAGCGCC